CATAATCCCTAAATAATCCCAATCTCATTGTCTTCTGATACAATGATTGGTTGTATCCACTCATTCCATGCGGACTTTTATATAAACGGGAATACCTATCGACTAAATCTTTCCCTGCTATAGCTTGAACTTGTTGTGTGTCCGCTATTTTTAATCGTCTTCCACCAACATTTCTTACAATCACATTAGTTGAAAACAATCGTCTTAATCTACTGAATAAATCTCTATCAGCCATTTTTTACCTCTACTTTATTAACCAAGTTAAATCTTCCTTTTCCCCTTTTACTTCCATTTCCCAAGAATCGTTTCTATTCGGTTCTGGTTTATAGACAGCTGGATTTTGTGAAATACCACTTATTGCTTTCTTTGAGAGTTCTATACCTTCTGTTCTCAATCTCAATGCTGTATCTCTAACCCAAAGGGCTATTGCGAAACTCATTACCAGGTCATCATTATATCCTACTAATGCTTCCGCTCTATTACCATTATAAATAAATACGAACAACTCATCAACTAATCTCTGTGAGTGAACTTTTACTGATTCTTCTCTGAACATTTCCTCTAATTTTGCAATGATTAAAGGTCTTGATTTAGATGTAGTGCTAAATCCAGGAACCATATTTCGTTCTTGAGCTCTATATTTATTTGTCAATTGATGCTGAACATCAACATATTGCAAATCTTTACTTGTATAAAACAAGTTTTCATATTCTCTATTGATAACTTGTTGGATTGCTGCCCAACCAATGTTGTTATTTTCAACTACCAATAAAGCATCGTTATATTCTTTAGATACATTTACTAACATATTACCAAATTCTTGTGTAGAGATTTTACCTCTATATTCTGCGACTTGTTCCAAAGATTCTACATCTATAATATGGAACGCTGAATAATCTGTTCCGTCACCTCTACTAACATCAGCACTTACCACATAATTTTTTGTATAGTTTGGTGGTTGCCATATCCAATAGTTAGAATCAATTCCTCTCTTTTCCATTGGTTCTCTAACAGTGTTCTCTCTCATTCTTTCAAGAATCACACCATCAATTACTGAGCGACCAGAAGTAATAAAGTCACAATCACATTCTTGAGCGGCTAATGAAGGCCCTAATAATTTATCTTGTTCTTGTCTCCAAGTTTCATCTCTATCTGGGTGTAATGACCAATGTAATCTAATAAAATTAAAATCATTTATACCATTCTCAGCTTCTGTCCATACTTTATGAAAAAAGTTACCCACACCATTTGGTGTAGATATAATTATTGCTCTACCACCCGTCGCAAGTGTTTGTTGTGAAGCTCCCCATATTGTATCTATCTTATCAATGAATGCTTCTTCATCAATAATCAATAATGACAATGCTTCTGAACGACCTGATTCTTCAGAACTCGCTACAGCTTTAATTTGAGAACCATTTTTATATCGTAATGATAATTTATTGTCCTCAACACAAGGTTGTTTTAACCAACCAGGTAAGTTAGCATGCATTACTCTAACTTTCGTTACTAAATTCTTTGCTGTATCTTGTTTTGTAGCAATGACCAAGATATTTTTATCGTGTTGAAATGTCATCATCCACAATGCATATCCAGCAGTTAATGTTGATAAACCCAATTGACGAGCTTTCAATACAACATTATAATCACTTTTCATAAAAGAGTGTAGTGCTTTTTCCTGAAAATCGTATAAATTAAAATTAACTTTACCTTTTACAGGGTGTTGGATTATTCCATACTTCCCCAAAAAATAAGTTGGGTCTTGAGCACATTTAGCATATTCTCTTTTAATTGCTTCTTTTAATTGTTTTTTTTGTTCAATCATTAGTTAATTACTTCGCCCGCAAGTTTAATTGAACCTGCTGTGGCTATCGCTCCAAGTGTAAAATATATCCACTTATTTTCATACCACTTCGGTTTTATGAGTTTAATTTGTTTCTCATATAGAACCTCACGGTCTTTCAATATATCTACTTGTTGAGTTTTAAATGAAATTAACATAGAATCAATTTGTGCTTGATTCTCATATTTCTTCATTAACTCGTCATAGATTCCTAATTGTTCTGATTGGGTTTCTACGGTTTGTTGTAATTCTTTTACATTGTTACCCATATTGACTACTTCTTCCTCAGAAAAAGTATACACTTTATCTTGGGAAAATAGTAGGCCAAACATAGTCAACATTAATATTAACTTTTTCATACTAATTACCTTTATTTACTAAAATTCTTTAAAAAGTCAGATGCTTTATCTGCATCACCCGTTTTAAAAGTTTTTTTCATTTCAACAGTTTTCTTTTTAGAAACTGTTAATTTTCTTTTTAAAGTAGTGATTTCTTTTTTGTTCTTAGTCTTATTCTTTTCAAGTTTGGTGATTTTAGAAGCTACAGTCTTTTCTTCTTTTTTAGATTCATCAATCTTATTTTCAAGTTGTTTTAACTTTTTAGATTTGTTTGAACCTGCTACTGCACCTGCACCAACAATTGTTCCGATTATCGCTAAAAACCCGAGTAGTTTTTTCCACATTTTTTTTCTCCTTACCTATAAATAGTTAGTTAGATGTTTTCTTTCATTTTTTTCAAGTCTTTTATAGCATCGTCAGCAAGTTTATTTAGAGCTGTCTCGTTGACTTTTGCTTTCTCAATCTTTACTTCTGGGGTTTTAAGACCAACATTATAAACTTGGTCAACTGGTCTTTCAGTTCTCCACGACTCAATTCCTTGAATCATATCATCAACCCAAGCTTTTTGATTACCCTTTGCTCTATTAGTTGACCACTCATTATACTTTCCTTCAAGTCGTAATTCGTGTTCAAAGTCTAACTGACACTTCCAACAATGTCCAAATAATCTCCAAAACTTATCATCAAGTTTTTTCTTCATTGTTTTTTTACAATTACCACAAAACAAAGGCATTCTAACTTCTGACATAATATCAGTCAATTCTGATTTTATATCACCCTTTTCTTTTTGTTTAGGTGTATAACCTACCATAGCTCTTTTTTCTATCTTTTCGCCTTTTAATAGGTTTCCTAATGCTTTATTTTGTCTTTCTGCGTCTTTTGAATATCCTGCCATAATTAAAAACTTACTAACCCTAATATTTGATTTACAGGGGCGAACGCACCAGTAAATTTATAGGTTTTTCCTTTATATTTAAATACTATTCCTTCAACTGGAACGATTTTACTTAGTCCACCAAGTGAACTTAATTTTTCCAATTGTTGTTTTAATTTTTTCATCTTTTTAATATCACCACCAGCTCTAACTGAATTAGATGCTTTTAAAATATCTTTTCTAATCTTTTCTACAGCTTTCGTTGGATTGGCTGCAATAAAATTACTAAGATTTTGTAATATGTCTGCTCCTACTGAAAAGAAAATCTTTTCAAATGGTAACATATTTTTCTTAACCATATCTGTGTGGTTTCTCTTATCTATATCTATAACCCAATTTAAAAATTCAGGTTGTTTTGATAACTCTTTTCTGATATTTGGTATCTTATATGATTTATCAAAGAATGCCCATCTTTTAGTTAATTTCTTCAAAATTGTTTTAGGGACTTTATAACCAAATTGTCTTCCTGCATTATAAATATATTCTTCCCAATATGATTGATGATATAGTCCTAATGTATCTGTATCTTTCAGACCAAATTGAGATTGTAACTTATTTACTCTCTTATAATAAATATCAACTTTTTTCCCAAAATCAATTTTTTTTGGTAAGCTCAGAACTTTTGGTTTTATTATCTTAAAATGTTTTCCAATGTCTTGATTTACTTGTTTAATCATACCTTGCAACATTCTACCTGAACCCTTTGCTTCACCTACTGCATTACCATTTTTATCATATTGTAAAGAGTTATGAAATTGTAAAACTGCTTTATCATAATCTATTACATTTGATGAGGCTGGATAAATTATTTCCAAGTTCATAAAGATTTCTCCGTTCTTAAAAACTTTATCTTTTTGTTTATCACTTAATTTCATAATAGCACTTGATAAATCTTTCATAGCGAATACAAACGCATCTCTAATATCACCACGACCACTAAATTGTTTAGCGACTGCAGTAACATCTAACGCGTTTTGACCACGATTTTTAATTTGTCCTTTGTTTCTTGCGGCTACAACCTTTCCGTTACGATAAGTAACCATTAAATTTTGTCCGTCAGTTTTTTCTGTTACATCATCTTCACGATTTAATTGTCCTGATAAACCCAATCTAATAATCTTTTTTAAATCACCAAAAGTTAAATTGTTATCATCAAACGGGTGTGCCATATGCCCATACGCTCCACCTTCTATAAGTAACTGGACTTCTTCTGATAAGTCTAATTCTCTATTCATAGATTTTTTTATTTCTGTTAGTTTTCTAAATTTGTTGGTTAACATATTGAAAATACCTTTATCAAAATAACCAAAAG